TTTAGTATAACCTGCGAATTCTCCCTTAGTAGGAATCTCTGCTAAGTTACAGCGAGTATCATATACTATATTATATGGGTCAAGACGCTGGATACTGTTACCTTCCCATGCAATAGATACTGGCTTGCCTTCCTTAGCATCGTAACTAAGGTCAGTCTCGAGAGCTGGAACTACCTTAGTGTCCCAAACAACTTCTACTGCTGAAATGTTATACTTAAATCCATCGCGAAAGAATAATTGTAGCTCACGCACCCAACCACCGCGAATAGATTGATCCTCAATAATACTATTGAGTTGCAACGCCTCATCCTCATATTGAGGGTGTGCAGCAGACTGGAAGATAGGAAGTCCTGTTAAGAACACAGAAGCTTGATATGCTACGGCAGCTTCTACTTGTGGCATAACTACCGGCACAGTGATGTTCTGGATTTTATCTGAGTTAAGGTAACGATTAGCTAACTTAGCTCTACGATTAGCATCAGTCCAGTCCTGCTCACGTATATAAGCTAGGTCAATATTACGCATCTGTTCACGTACATTCCAAGATTGCTGGAGCATCTGGTTACACTGTTTATGGAATTGAATCAATCCCTGCTGGCTAGAGCGAGAGATAAGTAGTGGTGTATTGCCTGCCATGGTAGTTAATCTCCTAATGTTGTGTATGTATTTTGGCCAGACCCTTTGATACCTTGCAGGACCTTACCAACCTGATTAGTTAGCGCGGACACTAGTGACTGTACGCCTGAATCCTGAGCTAATGCTGGAAAGTCAGGATGACTAGCTAACTCTAGCATCTTAGGGTGATTTAACGTATCCCTCATTATATCTGCCAATCCAGGAACTCCTGGGATTCCTGCAGTATCAATTCTGCCAGGTGTGTTAGCTAGTAACTCCTTCTGCCTAGCCTTATGTTTATCCTCCTGTGCTGGTATAGCTTCTTCAATGCTTGCGATAGTATCCAATATTGATTGTGCGCTTTCTGCCATTATATTCCCCTAAATTACACTAGTTACGCTAGATTATCTAGCAACTACAGTTGTCCTCTTCACTATATTGCCTGACCTCGGTATCCATCTCAGAGAGGCTACTACCTATGGCTATTTGCGCCCCAAACTCACTAACTATACGAGGTGCGTAAGTAAGTAAGTCTAGGATACCGTCAGTGTTATCTCTCTTAATAGGATTAAATTGCGAGATTTGATAGTGTACCTCAGGTGTTAATTCAGGGTGTACTACTATCTCACCTTTAAGCAGTGATTTAAACATAGTTAATATACGAGTAACTTTAGATAGTGAGCCTGAATATATTGGCACACACTGGATACCTGAAACGCCAAGTTGCTGGCCTATGAATGTAAACCAGTATAGCAGCGAGTATTGATAAGCATTCGACTCCACGGCTATCAGTGAGCAACCATAAGTAAAGCACATCTTATAGGCCTCACGAATAGTATCTCCTGGTGACAACTTACCAGTTAGCAGGTGCCGTAATGTAGGAGTTTGGCGGTCACCTAGTATCTGGAAATGGCCAATAGATACATCGTCTGAGTTCTGTTTATCGTTAGATGGATCAATGACTATGAAATCACCTAGTGATAACTCCTCTGGACTGAACTTATACTCAGGGATTTTATTTAAATCTATATTGTTATTAGTGCCAGCATTCTCGTCATTAAGTACTTCAGCATAAAATATCTCTGGGTGCCCCGCATTTAAGTCTGCTTGGAACTCTTCCATTAGCTGGGTAATAGGTTGTAAGTCTTCCCATAAGCTAGTACCGTCAGATAAGATACCACCTACGATGAATTTAGTCCAACTAGGATTAGTTTTTAACTTACGTAATATACTCCAGCGAGTAGGATACATGTTAGCAACAAAGATATATAAACAGCCAGAAGGGGACTTAGCTTTCATAGCTGTACCTATCATCCACTGCTCTATACCTTCAGATACTGTCTGGCTATCAGCTTCCTCGCGAGTCTGTATATCCTCGAATATCATTAAGTCTGGGCGCTCGTTGTCTCTGTTAGTACCGCGAACTGCGCCGCCCTTGCCAATACCCTGTATGATAATAGTGCGACCGCGGAAACCAAATACTTTCATAGCTTGCGTGTCGGTCTCCAAGCCTAGAGTATAGTCACCAAATACAGCTCTTATATTAGGGTGACCTAACATTGAACACACGTCAGTGATAATATTGATAGCATGCTTCTCAGTAGCTGAGATAACTATAACATAGCGACGAGTAGTAAATAAGATAGTATATAGTATAAAGAATTTAATAAATGTAGTCTTACCAAATCCTCTGGGCAAGCCCAATGCTAACTTACTGAAGTCTCTAGGTTTATGGATAAATGATACTAGCCATACCCAGCATGATGTAAATACGGGCGGAAAAAAGTACTTAAGTAGTGTAGGTGCAGCTAGTCCAGCTAAGAAGTTAAGGTCGGACTTAGCAGCTTCATATACTTGTGAGTGCTCATAACTTGCATTAGTTACATCGGCGTCAGCATCGTTAACACGCTCTGGAGGTGGAGTAGCTAGTTTAGGCCCAGTATCTACAGAGTCCAGCATACCCAGTTTTGCTTCTAGTGTATACTGCTGGTTAGGAGGTAATAAGGGTGACATAATTATAACTTCCTCACAGGAGGTACTGATGCTGAAGATTTACGCGATAGCATAAATCGCAAGGCTGTTAGAGCTGCATCAGCTTTAGCCTTATCTTTAGCTAGTAGCGCTGCGCTAAAATTCAGAGCCGAGGATTGAGTCGGTAACATGGCTAAGTCGCTCCTTGAGTAATTGCGGGATTTGTGTTGCTTGAGTTGATGAAACTAGTTTGGCAGACAACTGTGTTGACTTAATAGTTATAAGGTCCTGATCGCCAGCTGCAACCACTTGGTTAGCTGAGTCAGTAACGAAGCGTGAGGTTAGTGCAGTAGGTAGTGTTAACTGTACGATAGTCTGGTTAATTACAGTATTCTCAGGTGCTGATGCTCCTCGACGTTTGAGACTATTTATAGTAGCTAGTGCTCGAATTATTTCCATAGGCTTAAACATCATTGGCAGCAAGTCTTCCAGCTTATCTGCTAACTTATCTTCTAGTGAATCATAACGGCGATCCCGTGCAGTACTAGCCTGAAGATTGGTAAAACGGCGCTCAGCTACTTGGCGCGCGAATTCTTCAGTACTTACAAGTTGTGATATATAGCCAGGTGATACTCCCAATGCGGAACTAGCTACTTCAGGTGATAGCCCATTACCTAGCATCTCGAGTATTTTACCCTGCATCCCAGTGTAAGAAGTTACTGGCTGCGAGCGCGTATCCGCCATAGTTATATCGATGCCTGTCATGAGTATGCTCCTGAGGTTGTATTGCTGAGATTAGATAGTAGGTTATAGTAAGGGGTCATAGCTGTCAACTGGGGGAGCCAAAAAGTCTACCTCGCTAGTGACCATTGCGCAGCAATCAGTGCCAGTATAGTGTACTATATAGTGGATAGTTATAGTGACGTTGCTAGTGGTAGTGTGGATATAATAGTAAAAAAGTTTAGTAAATTGGTAGTGTCTTAATAGGTACAACCGTGGTCACAACTAAAAAAGGTCTATCCCCTCCTAGTAAAATTGTTTTATAACTTTGTTGGTAATGTGTGTATTGTTTTTCTAATATTATAATTTGCTAATATTAGTATATTATAATATTATAATTTACTTATATTAGTGTGTAATTGGTTGTGTTTAGTTTGCTTGGGCTGAAAATAGTGTGTAAATAGTTGAGATTTATTTATTTATTGCTTGTATTTTGCGTTAGTTGTTGTATAATAGTTTCACTGGTTAGTGATTGTACTGACTAGGTTGGTTGGTAGTTTGGTTGGTTTGGTTGGTAGTTAGTTAGTTGGTTGGTAGTTGGTTGGTGCGGTAGATCGTAGCTGGTTGGTTGGTTAGCTGGTAGATCGTAGATCGTAAGGTACCTGGTAAGGTAACTGGTAGATCGTAAGGTAACCAGTAACTGGTAAGGTAGATCGCTCTGGTAACTGGCGCAGTACCCAGGTGGTGCGGTTATAGGCAGGCAGGAGATGCTGTAACCAGGCTGTAGGCACTGGCAAGGCAGGTAGGCAGTCAGAGCAGTCAGGCAGTCAGAGGTAGTGAGAGCTAGAGGTGAGAGAGCCAGGTTGCTGCACCTGAGCTCACTGATTGATTCTAGTTAGTGGTTATATCGATGTGATATATGACTTCTAACTAATAATCAATCACGATGTGCCCTCTAATGGCACATTATGTATCATCAATGTACGTCATTGGTGTTCATTGGTGTGTACGGGATGTACGGTGTAGGTACCCCCACCCTAATACACACCCAATTATGGATTACATAGTTAGTTAGCAGGTAGTACACTGCGTACAGACTAGCATGCAGTGTGTGAGTAGTGTACTGCGTACATGTAGTATACTACGTACAGTCAGCATGTAGTGTGTGTGAGTAGTAAGGTAAGGGGTTATATATTTTTTATATAAATTTTTAATACCCCTAATAATATCTTAAGACATACATGCTATAGCTATGATCACCCTCTATTAAGGGGTAATCAGAGGTAGTTGGACTATTTAGGCGCCTATTAGGCTATATTCACTGGTAGTTAGGTTATAGCGGTGATAATAGTGGTAATAGTGGAATAATTGGGTATGTGTGGTATAATATGGGTAGTATGCACCGTATACACCATATACACCAATAAGGTGCATTAAGGTGCATTGAACAAATGAAATAACCGTAACAGGGCACACGCGATATGCCCGTAACTATCGCGATATTGAATAGGAGCATCACCATGTACGTTAACTTCACAAGTAGTATATTAGGCAATATCGCAACTAGCGAGGTATCGCAGGCGCATTGCGATATGTTAGTGTCCGAAATGGACAATAACAACTGTTACAAATGTTATAACTGTGTTGGCTGCGTGGACTGCGCGAGATGCGCATACTGTACAGATTGCACAGACTGCGTAGAGAGCCTACGATGCACGGGATGCAATAGTTGCGACGAATGCGAAGAGTGTACTTCCTGCAATAAGTGCTATGATGTACAGGATTCTACCGGCTGCACAGACTGCGTAGGGTGTTTTGACTGCAATAGTTGCACTAGCTGTTACTTATGTAGTGAGTGCGACGACCTCACTAACGAATACGAGGTTGACTGTTGGATAGTATGAGTAACAGAGTTAGTTAGGTTAGACTGGCTGTGAAGTTTACAGCCATTCTGACCGGAAATATCTTAAATTGACTGAGGGGGGTAGTATCATGAGTGTAGACAGAAGGGGCGTAGCCAAGCTGTATGTGAATTTCACGGGCAGCAGATTCAGTAACATAGCCACAAGCTATGTCTCGCAGGAACACTGCGATAAATTAGTGTCCTTAATGGACAATAATAATTGCCGC